AGAGTGAAGCCGCTGGCTCCCTGGGTCCGGGACTGGTGACTCAGGATACGGACGGGTTCTTCTACGACACCGGAGTGGACCCGGGCACCGATGTTGTCATCACCTTCGGCGCCTTCTTCGTGCGTTGCTCACCTGGACCGTTCTATTCCGAACTGACTCCTGCCGTTCCCAGTACGCTTGCCAATCCACTCATCCCTGACTTCACCGACTTCACTCCTTGGGCAATCGGCTTCACTCTTCGCCCGGTGGGCGGAGATGTGTTCGTCATGGATGGGTCGGTAGGGCAGGAGACGATGCTGAACCTTGGGACCACTCCCAACGACTCCCACTGGACGGAGCTGTACTTCACGGCGGGTGGCTCGGACATGGGGGCCACAGTCACCGGTACCCCCGGTGGGTCGTTCCCTGTCAACTTGGACCCGACGCAACTCCTGGTGGACGCATCCAACCCCAGGAACAAGCTGCTCAGTCTCTACAGCCCTGGGGCTCACAACTTTGCCATCGCGGTCCTGAGTCCGAACATTGGTCAGCTCTGGATTGACGGTGGCTTGGCGATTGTATTCGCAGGACTCTCTCCGAACTGGACCAACTTCCTCTCGACCATCTATCGAGGCAGGCGATTCGATGCGTCGTTCCCGTTGACCGGGCGGGCGACGATGCACGATTTCAAAATCGACTTCAACGTCCAGAACGTCATCACCTTGGAACAGGACATCGGTCCCGGACGGCAGACCAAGAACGCCTTCATGGGAGACGAGTGGACTGTCGGACGAGGGTCCACTTCGGCATCGGGTGGGTACGCCAGCCAGTGTGCTCAACTCAAGTATGGAACCGATTACTACTACATGGCAGCTTCCACTTCTCGCATCTCCCTCTTCCCAGGCTTTGGGTTCGAGGGGTACGTGGCAGCAATCTGGCAGTCGTGGGGCCAGTACCAGAGCTTCACCTCGGCGGTGGTGAACCTTGGATGGCATGACCTCTTGAACGACGCGGGGACTCCACCCACCACGGGACGGACTGGGGCAGCGACCTTCGTCGAGCTGCAAAAGATTCTCGAAGGTGCGCAGGCCACTCAGACCTTCACCCCTCCCACGACCAACAGCTACGCCATCGCCCTCTTCGGGACCAACCAGCTCACCTGGGGTGGTGGCATCACGCTGACGATTGCCGGGGTGACCTTCCCGGTGACTTTCACCACCAACCAGACGGTCAGCTTCACCAACCTCTGCAATGCTATCAACTCCGACCCCACTGTTGGCCCACTGGGACAAGCGACCCATGCCATCCAGCCCAGCGGTCAGGAGCTACTGACCTTCACCGCGACTGCTCCCGGTACAGGTGGGAATGGAATTCCGTTCACCACGGTGGGCGGAGCGACGTTTACTGGGTTCCCCTCAGCCAACGCCACGTTCGCAGGCGTTGACTGCGTATTGAATATCAACAACGTTTCCTTCCCGGGGAACTTCGTCACCAGCGCTGCGGTCACCTGCAACAACTACGTCAACGCCATCAACGCCTCCATCGACCCAGCCATCAATGGAATCGTCACGGCAAGCAACGTCGCCAACAAGGTGGTAATTACTGCTGACACCGCTGGTCTGGATGGTAACGACATCCCCACGGTGACCAACGGGACCGGTGGAGCGTTCCTTGCTGGTGGGCCGTCCGACCCGCTGGGGAACAGCCTCAAGGGAGGACTGAACGGATTGCTCAACCGCTGCCCGAACATCTTCCTCACCACCGTGCCTCCGTTCGGAGTGGCGAACGCTTACTACACGGCAGGCAAGGAGACCCAGCGCCAGGCATACAACACGGCAATCCGGAACTGGGTAATTGCCAACGCAGGAGCGGGAGCGGTTCTATTCGACCTGGACCTCACGGTCAAGGACGGTCCTGGGACCAGCCTCAATGCTGCTTACGACAATGGTTCTGGCTACCTCAACGACGCAGGACAGACCGCTGCTTATGGGGTCATCTCCGCGCTCCTCCCATAATCATTATGCTTCCGTACAGGGCCTGGAGATGGCGGTTCGATGTCCAACGTGTAGCCAGTGAGACCGGCGTCGACATATACCTTATCTACGCGGTCATGGACCGGGAGTCTCTCTGCGGTGATGCGCTCACCCCCAAGGGCAGTCCGCAAGGGGTTGGGGACAACGGACATGGCCGGGGTCTGATGCAAATTGATGACCGCTACCACACCGAGTTCTGCAGCGACATCAAGCAGTGGGGCGACACCTACCAGAACGTCCTCTTCGGGACCACCTTGCTCCGGACCAACATCCGCAAGCTCGACACCCTGGAGCAAGGCATCGCTGCCTACAACGCGGGGCTCAAGCGGGTGAAGCAGTCAGGGTTCAAGTTCGCCTTCGACCTCGATAGTCTCACCACGGGCAAGGACTACGTCACCGATGTCCTGAGGCGCCGGGACCTCTTCGAGAAGCTCGATGAATGACACCGTCCAGTCCATCATCCAGGGAGTGGTGGTCCCCGCCTGCTCCCTGCTGGCTACCGGGTTTGCCACCTGGCTGATTACCAAGCTGAAGACTCGCTCGGATGTCATCGACAAGAAGCTGGACAAAAACACCGAGGTGACAGTCGCCGCTGCCACCGACCAGGCGCTGGGTTTCAAGGACATCGGGCAGTGGCGCTACAAGGTGAACGAGCGCTTCGCCCGGCAAGAGGAACGACTACGGATGGTCGAGGACCGCCTCAACGCGGTCCACGGCCGGGTGGAGCGCATCCCCACCGAGAGCCAGTACGACTACCACCGAGAGCCCATCACCGAACGGATGCGAACCGAGCAGCCTGAACCAGACGACTATCCAGGACTGGACCCGGAGTTCAAACCGAGACGAAGAAAGAAGTGACCCATGGGCAGAACAGTCATCGTCCCCGACGGCGCGCAGTGGAACCTTCCCAGCTGCGTCGGCCCCCAGGGACCGGCCGGGCCGACAGGCCCACAAGGCCCCCAGGGGGCTCCAGGAGCGACGGGAGCGACCGGACCCCAGGGACCCCAGGGGGACACGGGTGCGGCAGGTCCTACGGGCAGCCAGGGGCCTCAGGGGCTGACTGGGACTACAGGTGCGACGGGTGCTACTGGGAGTACGGGTCCGCAGGGGCCGAAGGGAGACACGGGTGACACAGGGCCACAAGGACCAGCGGGTGCAGCTGGCGCGACGGGTGCTACAGGACCTCAAGGGGTTAAGGGAGACACTGGAACAACTGGACCCCAGGGACCCCAAGGTACCCAAGGAATTCAAGGACCTCAGGGCAACACTGGGTCAACTGGAGCAACAGGTTCGGCTGGAGCGACCGGTCCGACCGGCTACCCTGGAACGGTTGTCAAGCTTGCTGCGGACGTTACAAATAACAACGCTTCCGCCAACACTCTTGCCGACGTCACGGGGCTCTCGTTCTCGGTCACGTCGGGGCGGAAGTACCACTTCCGATTCGTAGTCCCCTACACCTCGGCAGCGACCACCACGGGCAGCCGTTGGACGCTCAGCGGACCGACTGCCACCCTGCTGGCCTACAGCTCTCGGTACACGCTGAGCGGGACCAGCGAGACGGTCAACTACGCCAACGGGTACGGCATCCCATCGGCAGCCAACGCCAGCTCGATGACGGCGGGGAACGTGGCGATTGTGGAAGGCGTAATAATTCCGTCTGCCGGCGGCACGGTCCAGCTGCAGTTCGCTTCCGAGGTCTCCGCTTCGGCCATCGTGGCCAAGGCCGGTGGCTTCCTGGTGTGGCTGGACGTGACATGAAGTGGTACCACTGGGCAGCAATCGCAGGCGCGCTGATGGTTGGATTCCTCAGCGGCCGGGGGTCGGTTCCGCGAGCGGGAACCGTTTCTGTTTCTCCACCTCCAGCCGCCCGCGACGGAGGAGTGCCTGAAGCGCGGGCCACCGCTCAGGTGGACAAAGGGGGCGCCACCCTCTCCTATACGTGCAAGGTGGAACCCCCCAAGGTCCGCTACGTCAAGGTCCCGAACACAGCTCTAACGGAGTGTCCTCAGGTGGAGTGTCCAGCCGTTTCTTGCTCTGGCACAGCCACCTCAGAAACTCCTCCGGCTCGCGCTGAAACAACCGTGCCGCTGCCTCCACCGTCCGTGGTGACATTACGTGAAACAGAACCGCGTCGCATCTGGGGCATCGGACCGGCAGGACTTGGTACCTATGAGGGTAAATTTGGATATGGGGCGGCTGGGACATGGAGTCCGTTCCGGAACCTCGACGCCCATCTTCAGGTGACCACGGTGGGCGTAGGGGTTGATATTCAATTCCGATTCTAGGGTTGGTGTCGTAGTCCGCCAGTCTGACACCCATGTCCCGCTGTACCCAGTAGTCGTTCTCTGGGTCCGAGTAGTCAGGCACTGGGCTTCAGCTCGTCATTCGGAACAGCTGCCAGAGGGACTGACTTCCGCTCCTGCGTCTCTCTCGCCTTCATCTGCTGCTGGGCTTTGGCGTCCATGGTGAGGTCCCACTGCTTGAGCGCTTCCTTGGCGTGGCGCTTGGCGCGGACCAGCGCCTCCACGTCATCCGGGTCAGCGATGGCCAGGAGCAGCTCCCGGACCAACGCGGAGAACATCGACCCCACCGCCAGGTACCCCTGCTCCAGTTGCATCGCCTGGAACCGGAACTGCTGGCCTTCCTGAACCTGTCCCTGCAGCCGCTTGATTTCTGCTTGAAGCTCTGTCTCCGTAGCCATCATACCTCCAAAGAATTCATTACGTCTGATTGAACCTGACCCTTGTTTCGCAGAGCCGACAGGACCATCCTGTCCGCCCCTCCCGCTAGCAGCACGTGACTCGTCACGTACGGTGCCCTCTGCCCCTGCCTGGCCAACCGAGCGGTCGCCTGCTCGTACAGCTCGACCGACCACGGCAGGGTGTACCAGACTATTGTAGAACCCCCAGATTGGAGGTTGAGTCCGAAGCCCGCGCTCTGAGGGTGTACCAGTAGCAGTTCACATCTGCCCTGATTCCACTCATCGAGACTTTCAAGCTGCCGCCCGGCCATATCCGGTAGGGTCCGAGCTTGAGGATAGCGCTCCAGCAGACGGACCATTTCGTGAGTGTAATGGTAAAACAGAAGAACCGGCTCTCCCTGTTGCTCGTCCAGGATTTCATCCAGCTCCTCCATCTTGGCGTCGTGAACCTTCTCCCACCGCGCCCTCACTTCGCCCGGTTGTTTCTCCAGGAAGACTGCACCGGATTCGAATTGTAATAGTTTGTTAGCGACTGCGCTTGCCGACATAACGCGCAGGTCAATTCCGCCAGCAAGCTCTGTGCGCATCGCCTTTCGTAGTTCCTTCTGCTGCGCTCGAACCTTTGCTGGCAGCTCGACCGGATGTTCCAGAACCTTGACAAGCGGTGTGCCGCCGGGGACTTCAGGGAGGGTGAACGCGAACGGCTTGATGCGCTTCTGAATCCTCTCCTGGGAGTCGGGGAATGGTAGCCAGGTCCAGCCCTTGCGGTCAGGGTTGTGGAAGAACATCTGCTTGAAGTTGGTGAAGGTCTCAGCACCTGGGGCCCACGCTTCCTTCCCGCCGACCATAAACAATTCGCCCCAGATGTCCATCAGGTGGTTGCCGACAGGAGTCCCGGTCAACCCGATGCGAATGGGGATGTCCATCAGCCAGCTCCTGGCCGCCCTGAACCGGGCGCTCCCAGGAGTCTTCATCTTGCTCAGTTCATCGAAGACGATTGCATCGAAGAAACTATTGAGGTGGCGGTCAAGTTCCTTACACAGCCAGACAAGGTTGTCATAACTAAGCACGAAGAGTCTAAGGGGACATCGGCTATCAGCATGCAGTAGTGCGAGTCGCCGGTCTGGGGGTCCAACGAGAGGAACCACCTCAACCATAGAAGCGAGATGCTCCCATCGGCGCGCTTCAGCTCCCCACACGTCATACCCGACAACTCGGGCTGGAGCGAATACGAGCACGTTTGCCACCCCATCTCTTTCATGTAGCTCCTTCAACGCGGTGAGAGTGATGACAGTCTTCCCCAGCCCCATCTTGAGGAAGACACCCTGCTGCTTACGGGCGACGATTCTTTGTATCGCTGTATGTTGATAGGGGTGAAGAAACGCTGAGTCCAGCAATGAAGTGCTGGGCTTCTTCAAGGCTAGTGACAACGTAAATCACCTCCCCAATCTCATGCAGTTTGGCGATGCGGTTGACCTGCTGTGGACGGAGCTTCCCCTCAGGCGTCTTGAACTCCATCCACACGTGGCGTCCTGCACCCAGGATGACGCACCGGTCGGGCCACCCCTCCAGCCCTACCTTGAGCGGGATGTAGCCCTGGTAGGCTAGCCAGGCACAGACGGACGACTCGATTGCCTTTTCACTCATGTTAGCTGTCCGCACCGGAGACACTTAGTCTCAGTGTCGTTTCGAATAGTGAGCCCGCTCTCTGCGGCCTCGATGTTACAATTGATGAGGCTCACGTACATCGGCATCGGTCGAATCTTGTGCCCGAACAGCCAGCAAAGGAATCTCACGCTGCCCTCCCCAGCAGAGCGAACGCCGTGGCGCGGTTCACGTCCCCGAATAGATTATTGTAGCGCTGGACAATGGTCCGGTAGATGTCCGACCTCACCCTGCCTCGGGCCAGCTCGTACTTCGCACACTTCGCCAGCACCACGAAGTCGGGAGATGCATCGCGAATCCACTCCTTGAACTTGGTGCCGTTGGACATCACCTCGTTGAAATATTCAATATCAGCTTTGGTCAGCTTCACCTTCTCCACTGCTCGGGAGAGCAGGGTCACTTCCGGTAGCGTTGACACTGGAACACCTCCACTTCGATGGGTAGACCCGATGCCCACTCGGGGACAGCGCGCATCAGTTCTTCAAATCGTCCCAGACGCCCGTCGTCTTCAGTAAGAATTTCATCATGGACGGTGAGAGGGAGAATGAATCCGTCGCTCCGCATGCGGAGCATGGCTTCTCCCAGCAAATCTCGCGCGGTGCCTTGAACGATATTTTCGGCAAGCTTTCCCCCGTACGTGCCGACGTGCCCCCATTGACGAGTGTAAGTGTTCTGCCCGTAGTACTCCACTCGCTCGGTTCCGTACTTGGGGTCGGTCCCGAGCTGCGGCTTCGGGTAATACAGGAAGCGGCCACTCGGCAACCGGCAACGAAGATACCGAGTGCCACGTACGGAGCAAGTTTCAAACCATCGGTTAGGATGTCCATACATTGCCTCCAACGCCTGGGAGTTGATGTGCCACCAGAATCTTGGGATTGCTGGGTACCGCGTTCGGTATGCATCGACCGCCCTCGCTGCCATCTCGATGGGAAAATCCCTCACCCCTTGCTGCTCCAGCTGGCCTACGAATCTGTTCGCTCCCATCTGGTAGCCACACCCCAGCACGGTGTTCTTCCCGATGCGCCGCTGCTCGGAGGTGACCTTGGCGATGGGCGTATTGTATATGCTCGCGGCCATCGCCTTGTAGATGTCGGCCTTGCTACGGAACTCGTCCAGCAGCTTGGTCTCGTTGGCCAACCAGGCTAGGACCCGCGCCTCAATCTGCGCAAAGTCTCCGACGATGAAGGGTCCCTGAATGAAGGAGCGTAGGAGGTCGGGCATGAGCTTGAGCCAGGACTCCGCTTGCCAACCCGCCACCAGGCAATCAACTGCAACCTCAGAGAGCCATCCCATTCCTCGACGAAGATTCTGAAGTTGGACCCCTCGGCTTGCCCACCTTCCAGTCCGCTGAGCCCCTGCGTAAACAAGTGACCCGCGTAAGCGGCCATCAGGACTGGTACGTAGGAGGAAGGCGTCCAGCTTTGCCAGACTGGATTTGCTGAGCAGCTGACGCAGTTGCAGCGCTCGACGCTTAGGCGCCTCCAGAGGACCGAGGAGCGCTGTCTCCACAGTCTGGGCAGTGACATCTTCCAGTCCCGCCCAGGCAGCAACCTTGACGCTAGCCTGCGGCGCGCAGCCAACCAGATTCTGAAACTCGTCTCGTAAGGTTTCACGCTCGCGCTGTACCAGCTCCATGGCCTTGCGCACCGCTGGCAAGTCGACTGCGATTCCACGGTCGTTCATCTCCCGCGTCAGCTCCCAGATGCGTTGCTCACGCTGGGACAACGGTAGCATCTTGTAGAAGCAAGCACGCATGACCTCCACGTCCGACTCGTTGTAGTCGTACATGGCATCGAAGTCGTCGGGCTTGTCGTCGTACTCCCAGAATTCATTATGGTTGGTCCGACTCTTCCGCCGGGGTCGGCTCAGCTTGAGCATCGACCGGTGGCCCTCCATGTCCTTCTCTAGTCCAAAGAACTCAGCCATTTTCTCCAACGAGAGAGGTAGTGATAGCTGTGCAGCCAAAGCCATAGTGTCAACCCAATGTTGAGGTACAACCCCGAATAGATGAGCCAGAATGGAGCGCTCGAATTCGATGTTGTGCGAAACATAGGTGACATCCAGAGGCCAAGCGCCAGCAAACAATTTGCGATGCTCAACGGGAGCAGTATCAAACGCATAAGCAATCGAGATGACCTCCGTGCTCGGGTCCCGGGCGTAGTTGTCCGCACCGACCTTCCTCAAGTCGGCCTTGCTCCGGGTTTCAAAGTCGACGAAGAAGTAGCTCATGGTCCGTCTGGGTCCCTAGCTCCGCATGCACCACAAACAACGTTCACAAACTTCCCAGGCTCATTTGACGGGATGATTTTTCTGCCGGCTTTCGGCGGATGCGTACACACGGGCGCGGGGCGGGGGTCGGCGCGCGGCGGATTCTTGTGGCCCTTGTTGCAGTCTTCGTAGTGCCTGCCCTCCAGGCGCAGGAACCAGCAGTCACAATCCGCACTCGATGTCATGGCTTCTCCTCGGGGCGGGGGTCGGCGCGCGGGCAGAAGTCGCGGTGCACCTCGCGGTCGTTCTCGTCCCTGGCTAGCGGAGTGCAGCACACGCACTCAGCCGGGGCGGGGCGGGCGGCGGGGCACGTCGGAGCGTGCGTGTGAACCTTCGGCTGCTCCTCCCACGCTTCATCGAACCAGACGCCGCACTCGCACTGGGGCGCGGGCGGCTCGGCGCGCGTGGCGCAGTCGTTAGCGTGGCGCTTCGGTGCTGTTAGTCCTCCGCCCCACGGGAAGCCGCAGTCACACGGCGGCGCGGGGCGGGCGGCGAGCTTCCCCTCCAGCCAGTCTGAGATGGTGTCCGCCAGACGGCACAGCCGTTCGATGTTAGATTGGTCCACGCAATCCAGAACACTCGCTAGAAACCCCCGCGCCTCGGCCAGCGCGCGCTCGGCGGTGTCGGCCCTTTCCAGCGCCTTCTGGTACTCGCGTCCCCACATCGCGCGCGCCTCCGCCAGCTCCCGGTCACGCGCGGCGAGGGCTTCACGTGCAAACTTCGCAGCAGCGTGTGCCACGTCTAGGTCCTGACGAACGTTCTCCAACTCTAGCTCCAGTTCGTCACGCTCCTTCCACAGCGTCTCCGCGCCAATCTCTTCCTCGGTTCCGTCCGGCTTCTTGCGCTTCAGAGTGAGAGCCATATTCAATTCCTCCAGAAAAACAGAGCCTCGGTTGGGAAAGGGGGGTTAACCAACCGAGGCTCCGGACCGCATTGGGAAGGAGCCAACTACCCCAGCGGGTCAGCCTCTTCGGTCGTCTCCGCGTCAGGAGCCTCGGGCCACGCCACCGCCTCGGGCTTCTGGCGAGCGCTGAACGCCTCCAGCTTGCGGAGGACCTTGATGTTGTTGAGCCCAGCGGACACGCCCTTGCTCACGTTGTCGTAGGTGTAGAAGTTCACCTGGACGAACGCATCCACCCCGGAGTAGCAGTCCTCCTTGGAGATGATGGGGTTGTTGTCCTTGTCCACCAGACCGGGCTTGCCGTCTGAGCTGGCGTTCATGAACATGTGCCCCTCGAACTCGGGGTACTTCTCCTCCTGCTCCGCCCCATCCCGGAGGATGGTTTTGAAGCCAGGCTTCTTGTGGCTCCCAGGACCGAACTCAGTGTCGAGCAGCTTGGCCTGAGTCTCCCGGATGCGTTTCACCTGGGGGTCGTCCTTGGGAATCATGATGCATACGCTGTACTTCGGATTGCCGCCCGGGTTCATGGACGGGCGGGGCTGGAAGACGTTGACGAACGCCAACCTCCCTCGCACCACCATGGTCACCGGTTCCGCCTTCATATTCTTCGCCATGTTGTCTCCTCCTGAGGTTACTGTGAGCACTCTACCAGACTAACAGGACTGTTGTCAAGCTACCGTTTCAAGAACCCCACCTTCATAGCTTTGCTCAACATCTCATCTAGAGGATGGCGCCAGCACTCCGTGAAGCCACCATCTTCGTAAATCGCGAGCAACAGCTCATACATTTCCTGAATGACCAGTTCCCGCTGCCGGTCCAGCGCTCCCTGTTTCAATCTACGAATTAAGTCTGGCGAGGCATTCGGGTACACGGACTCCCAATCAATGGTCATTCTCCACCTTCGATGACCTTCAGCTCCCGGAAGGGCAGCCGTGGGCGCGGGTCGTCCTCGGGTGCCAGAGTGGGCTCACCCTGGGGCGTCTCCCACAGCTCGTCCAGCGCGGCCACCTTGTCCGGAATCTTGAACTTCTTGACCAGCTTCTCCGCTTGAGCCGGAGTCACTAGCTTCTTCGTCCATACCGCGTCGTTGCCCATCAGCGTGACGAGAGTCGCGCCTGCCTTCGTCTCGTCCTTCCACTTCCGATGCTTCTTGCTGGCGACGAGCTTGAACCCGGGGAGCTGGTACCCGTTAGCGAGACGACCGACAGCGTAATCTTCAGCTGCGTCCAGGAACTTCCGAATGAACTGTCCACGGTGCAGTAATTGAACGAGCTGCTCCTCGGTAATTGATTCAGCCACTTCAGGCCAGTCGGTGTTTCGAGCCAGCTCGTTAGCTCTCTCTGCCGCTGCAGGACACCTCCCAAGTCCTGGGCACCACTTACAGGCTTCGTCCGAGGCTCTGAGCGGGGCGTTGGGGAGGAGCGCTTCGTGCGCTGCGTTCTTGAGGAACTCCGACCAGGCATCGAGCATGCTCCTTGGAACGTCCAGGACTTTGGCGCCCCCAGACCGTGGTTGATGGATGACCAGCTTGATGTTGTCGATGGGCGGAATGTCCATCGCGTCTTCGAAGTGGGCCACAGCCCCGATGGCATATAGAATAAGCTGGTAGTTGTCCTGAATCTCGACGTCTACGTATCCACCCTTGAGGTCAAATACTACTAGCTCATCCTTGCTGTAGATGAGCACGTCGGCCGTCCCCCAGATGTGCTCGGTCAGCTCCTCGTCCAGCGCCTTGCCTGCCTGGAGCTTGGCCTCCGCAATCAGGTGACAGCCCTTGTGCTCTTTCTTGTACTGCTGCACCCACTCCAGCGCCTCCGTGGTCCACTTGACCATGTCCTCATCGAAGGTCACGTCCTCGTCCTCGATATTCAATACGTTGTCGAGGAACACCGAGGGGTGTTTCTGCTTCTTGAGGCAGACCTCCAGGACCTGGTGCATCGCGGTGCCCCGGAGCGCCGCACGACTGGACTTACCACTCACGTCCTTGGTCATGCGAACGCTACCGGGACACCGCGCCCAACGGTGCGCAGCGCTCGGAGCGAGCGGCGCGTGTTCACCCACGGATGCGCTCCATGAACGCAGCCCGCTGCTCGTCCGTCAGCTCGGAGATTTTCAGCACCCCGAACTCCTTGACCAGCGCAGTGAGCGCCTCCTTGCCGTTCGCCTCCCGCCAGGTCTTGGCTGCCGAGAGAAGCTGCTCCACCGAGGGCACCTCGATGAACAGCGCCTCCTTCCCGTTCCCCGTGATGGGGTGCCCACCGTTCTTGGTCTTCGGGTACGGGGGCGCTGGGTGGGTGTCGTCCACCACGGGCGCCGCCTTCTGGGGCTTGTACTGCTGAGTGACCATCAGCTCGATGGCGACCACCTTCTCCCAGATATTCTGGAGCTGGGTGATGACGGTGTTGAAGTCGACGGTGAACGCCTGGCTCGGCGCTGCCGGTCGCGGCTGAGCGATGACCATCGGGGGCTTGGGGGTCGGGGCTTTCTTCGGTTCGGGTAGCGCGAGCTTATCCAGCTCGGCCTCGCGCTGTACGGCGGGTGGCTTGAAGGGCTTCATGAACGGTCATCCTTGTGGGTGGTGAGTTCGAACTTCATGCAATCGCAGGCTTCGACCAGGCAGTCCCCTTCGCCCCAGGACGTGGTGTCATCGTGGTCGCTGCGCTCGTGTCCGCACAGGCACCACTCACCACGGGTACGAGCCAGCAGGTCGCGCTTCACCAGCGCCCTGATGGCCTCCTTCTCCTCATTGGTCATATTTAATTCCTCCTCCGGGTGAGGTACATCGGTACTAGAACCCCGCTCCACCCCACTTCCCAGCGCTGTGGAGCGTGGCCTACTACCGACTACCCCTCGACGTCCGCCCCGTTGCCCTCGTCCTCGGACTCCTCAGCCTCTTCCGCCTTCTCCTGGAACGCGGTCCACTGGGAGTTGAGCTGCTCGATGAGCTTGGCGAGGTAGCCACGGGGGACGTTGTGCCACTTCTCGATGAGCTGACGCGCCGCCTCGGACGGGGTGAGCTTGTCGTCCCCGTCGCAGGACAGGGTGATGCGCATCGGGTAGGTACGCCCCGCCGGCCGACCACGCCCCGAGGTGTCACCGGCGAGCGCCTTGGCGTGCTTGGCGGGGTTCTTCTTCCGCTCCTGCTTGACCTTCTGCACCGACGCCTTGGTGCTGCCGGTCGCCTCGGCGGTCTCCTCCTCCGACTCCCGAGCACCCAGCTCCTCCAGCAGCTTGATGCGCAGGCTGATGCGCTGCTTCTTGTTGAGGTGCCGCCGGTCGACGTTCCACCCGTAGACCGCACGGGCGATGCTGGCGTCGTCGTCATCCCCCTCGAACGTCTCAGTGGGCATGTCCTTGACGCTGCCGAACGCCTCCTTGTACGCCCGGACCCGGTTGCGTCCGTCGAGGAGGCGCCCGTCCTTGGCCACCACGGGCGGGTTGAGAAGCCCGTTCTCCTTGATGTCCTGGACGAGGTCCTTGAAATCCCGCTTGCCGATGTTGGGCAGCAAGCTGGCCGCCGGGTGAACCTTGAACCCGTGGATGCTCTCAGTCTCTCCTGCCATGATTGTCTCCTCCTGCTTCGTTGAACAACGCCGACCATCCTAGCAGCTGACAAAACTTGTGTCAACTGCCAGGAATTTCGCCAGGTTAATCGGCGTCGTTCTCCGGGTCAACCCCAATCGGCAGGACCCAGAAGCGGTAATGAATACCATGCACTCGGCGCTGGGGGGTCTTGTGGAAAACCCCTTTGAGAGCTCCCGAATTGATAAACCGGGGGTACCCGTAAGCCCCCATGCCGTGGTCCTTGGTCCAGAGCTGGTACGTCTTGTAGAGCAGCGCCCCGTCCACCCCGACGTGCTCGGGAGGCATGTTGTCCATGACCGTGGCCCCGTGGACGGGGTACCTGGCTGCCAGGGGGCGCCATCCGTTGGTGCGCAGGAAGTCCGCGAACATCTCCACGCTGGACTTGCTGGCGTCCTGGTGTTCGTCATGGATGCGGTTGTAGAGTGGGTTGCGCGCCTTTCCCACATCTACTTTGTAATGGAGGAGCTTGTGACAGAGATGCTTCAGCTCAGGCCATTCGTGCTCACGCCGGTCGTACGTGCGCCACGCTTCGATGAGACTCTGCTTTACGGCGGGTTCCGGGTGGGTTGCTTCCAGGATGGTGAAGCGGCGGTCGCCCGCTGGTACGACGACCGGGTTGTCATCATTGGACGAAAGCCACCAAGCAATCCGGTTCTGAATATTAAATTCCGGCACGTTCTTCTTGTGGTACTCGATGAACGGGTCGGTAATCCAAGCCTTGAACCGGTCTGCGTGCTCCTTGCGCGAATCGGAGAGCATGACCTCCGCTGCCGCTACGAATCGGGCGTCGGACCACTTACTGTTGAACTGCTCACGAAATATCGAATTCGAAACGGCGACGTAAGCGCCACGACAATAACCAATGGCTTCTCCGAGTTTGGACTTACCTACTCCCTGAGGTCCGCGCACAACTACGCAAATACCCGGGAGTACGTTCGGGTTCTGAACGATGTAGGCTGCCCAGTTCCACAACCAATCCTCGGCTTCTTTGTCCCTTCCAGCGATGGTGTGGAAGAGCTGGTCCAGCAGTGGTGTAGCTCCCCCTTCCGGGGTGGGCATCAGGTGCTGGGGCAGATTGAGGTAACTCTTCCCGTCAGCCCCCTGAACGATGCGTTGGTTGGTCGGGACGTGTCCGGAGAAGTCTTTCACAATGTGGCATCGCTTCTCCTTGATGAACGTACTAGCCTTCTTAAACGTATAACCCGCGCTCTGCAGCATCCCGACCGCGCCGTTCGCGTTGAAGAAGCTTTGCCACTCCGTTAACCCGGGGACCAGGACTCCTTCCTCGAACCACATGAACTTGTCATGCGCAGAGATGTAGACGAGACGTGGCTCTATGGTCCGGGATTTTGGCTGTCCCTCGCCCTCATCTTCATCGCTGTCATGTACTTCTTCGGCTGAGCTTTCTTCCAGGGAAGGCCAGCTGGGGGTGCCGTGCAGCAAGTACCCCCAGCGCCAGTGAGGCTCGCGCACCTTGGTCGCGGCCTGGTCGAGCTTGTGCTCTAGCTCTCCCTTTCCCCACTTGGGCTTGCAGCGCTTCTCATTCCACTCAGCCAGTGATGCTCGTGCGGCTCGCTCTGGAAGCAGAAAACCCCTGACGAGGGCAACCGCAACTCGGAAAGCAACCTCGTGACCGCCTCGACCTGAGACCGACTCAGGCATTGAGTCCAGATACTTCCGTGCGCGGTCCAGGAGATGGTCGAGGGCATATTCATTACCGTCCCAGGTGAGTGTATCACCTTTCCACACCTCACGGCGTGGGTCGGGGTCAGGGGGTAGAACCTTGAGCTTCGGTTCCTTCACGCTCGGCGGAGAGCGCAGCCAGTCAGGGAGCGGGGGAATCTCCACGTCGTCCAGCGTCCGGTCAGCTGCCCAGTCGTACTTTCGTCCCGACTCATGCAGGGAGCCAGGAGCCACCACCTGGCTTCCCGCTGCTTTCAGCTCGACGCCTGGGAGCTTCCAAGACAGCTGTTCAGGGTCGCCTCGCATGTAGAGATGACGCCCTCCACCTCCCGTAAGGACCTCCGGAGCTGCAGGCAATCGACCGTAGGACTGTTCAAGCTGAGCAAGACGCTCTGTACCACCCGCGCGAGGGTCAATATCGAGGACAACGCAGCCGGCGCCGCATCGCACGCCAACATTGTGGGGATAGAGTGGCCACTTCGAAACGTGGCTAGGGTCTGCCCAGCCTCGCTCGATGGGGGCTTTTCCGGGAGAGGCACAGGGGCGCTCCTTATTGTGGTGGGGACAGGTACAGCCGGGCTGGTCGCTGAGCGGCCGACAGAGCGGAATCAACCTGGTCTGCAGTGCAGCTAGTGTGGTGGTGTTGACAGACACCCCAGCAGTTGTGCTATTCGTCTGACCAACCCTGCTGTTGGGCCTGTGAGAGCTTGAAGGGTCCGCGTTTTCCGGGCGCGGGCCCTTCGTTTTTTGAGCCATCGGGGGCTGCCTCCTGTGGTTCACTGTGAGAGTTGAGCACCCTACTCTTGCAGTGTAACCCCTGTCAATCACTAAACTTTTCCAGTGGATGGACGACAACTCCCCGTGTGGGGTGAGCCACACGGGGAGTGAGGTATTGATTACTTCTCGGGGTAGCTCCGCTTGAGAGCGTTGAGCGCTTCACCGAGCGAAGCGTAGAGGTCTACCGCCTCTCTGAACGTGTAATACACGATGTTGCCGCCCTTCAAGCGAATGGCAATCGAGGGGGCGCACATCTTGGCGCTGTTCAGGGGCATGTCAGCCAGACGATTGGAATCCTCGCTCACGGCTCCCTCTTACCACGGTCTTCTAGGTGACGCTGGACCGTGGACCCTGAGAGATTCAGCCGCTTCCCGATGCGCCGCCAGGACCACCCTTTGGCGTGCAGCTTGGCCGCCTCTTCTCGCATGCTCTCGTTCCAGAATGCACGCCGCTTGCGGAGCCTCTCGCGACCGTTGGCGATTGTCCCGTCCTGGAATGCAACCTCCAGCATGGGCAACCGCTTGGCCGCAATCGCGACGAGTTCATCGTCCTCTGACTGAATCATGGCGATAAGCGCTTTGACGATTTTGAGGTTCATAGCTGTGCGAACTCCTTATAGGTCGTGCGACGGATATCGTCGCGGTACCCTCCATCATCCTGACCGATTAGGCCCCAAACGCTATCGACCTGGACCCACGGAGAATCGGTGCTCACTCGGTATTCTCCAATGAGCCCCCAGACTCCATCGCGCTCGATGTCACGCCAGAGTTGAATTCGAATGTTGTTGCGTTCCTCGAGCGAAACGTCCCACGTGTCGATGTACGAGTCATCGTACATTTCATTGTCTGGCTCCCATCTTAGCCGCATGAGACCCTGACGCTCGAAGAACTCCCATTGTGCGAGAGTCATGGCTCGCACGCTGCCTTGAACCGCTCCGAATCGAAGCGCGGGTTGTCCCCGAGGAAGAGTTCCAGAAACGCGCTCACGATGTACAGCCGATGCTTGGGGTGGGCACGCCGGGCGATGTCTGCCGCTTTCTCGTAATCTCGTTTGGTCATCATGGTTATGCCTCTTTCACGCATTCGCAGAATTGCGATTTCAGATTTGCACCGCACGACGGACACCACTCGAAACCGTATCGCTTGCACAGCAGACTGTAGATTTCCTTCCCATTCTCAGTGAGCGAATCGTAGCTCAGGCCCATTCCCGGGCGGAATTGAATACGTGCCAGCTGGATGCTCGTGGCTTCCATGCGTCGGCGATTGGAGGGACGCTCGTGCAGCCAACCGTCCTTGTTCCAATCCCATTCCAACACACAGTAAGCCTCGCAAATGTCGAACCGGTCGAAGTAGGCCAAAGGTTCAGCCCTCCTCAATCGAACGCCAGTGGAGCAGCGTGCCAGGCTCATAGCCCTTGCCGTGGATGGGCTGTGGCGACGCACGGCCATACCACTCGATGACGGTCTCGATGTCCCCATCGAAGTAGACCGTGACCGACCGTGCCGTGTTGTCGTCCGCGTTGAGCACCGCGTGCGTCTTCACGAACTGGAGCCCCCAGAATTCCAGGACCTCCATCGCCAGCGTGGTGCTCCCCTTGATGTTACCGGAGAATCGCTTGTTCATATTCAATTCTGCCTTTCTGGCCATATGGCCTGGCGGGGTGGTTGTTATCCCGGACACCCCTTCGCCGGGTGATGCTTACTTGCTCGCCTGAGCGGTGGCCTGGACCTTGGCCTCCGCCTCTTGCGCCTTGACCGTACGGGCATGGGCCTTGACCAGCCGCTCCTGAGCACGAATCTGCTTCAGCTCGGCGCGGGCATCCGCGACCTTTTTCTGGGCCGCCTCGACCTCGGGGGAAGCAGTGAGCAGCGACGCGACAACGATGAGAGTGGACAGCATGGTTGGCTCCTTCTTTGGGTTGGACTGCGAACGACACTGTAGCACCTGACAAAACTTGTGTCAAGTAGCCTATCGCGAGCACATATTTGTTATGTGCTCGCTGTAGGTTACGCGACGATGCGCAGGGTCCGCTCGGCGCGGGTGCCGTGCTTCCACTGATTCTCACTGCCATTGCAGCTGCGGCACAGGAGCCGGAGCTTCACTCCCGTGCGGTATTCCCTGAGGTATCGGTACCAGCGCGTTTCGGTGTTGTAGGTTTTCTGCACCCACGTGCAGCCGTTCACGTGGTCGACTTCGAGTGAAGCAAAGCGTCGGATGCCACACAGAGCGCACCGGCCGCCGAGTAGGTGCTTCAAGCCGAGACGGATAGCGCGCAGCCGCGCTCTGCGCCTATTGGTCGTCTTCGGGGTCATCGCTCGACTCTCCCGTGGGCTCGTCACACTCGTACCATCGAGCGGTGTCATCCTCGTTGCTGTATTCGTTCCACTGGCCACCGTAAGCCTCGCAATACTCGCGGGCATCCTCGATGGTGACGGGCGGGAGAGCATTTACGTCCGGTGCAGGCACGGGAATGACGTGCAGCAAGGCAGCCAGGAGGCTAGCGCGCATTGGAGTAAGCCTCGTCAATCGCGGCGTCGAGGGAGTCGATAATCCGGTTCACCTCGTGCGCGTTCAACGGGTTGGGCCGCAAGGTGAAGAGTCGAGCGGTCTGACGTGGGAGGCGAGGGACGTTGAACTCGGTGTAACCATCGAACGGCGTGGTCATCGGGACTGGGGTCTTGCGCTTCATGGTGTGTTCTCCTGTGATGGCCAAATGGCCTGGGACCGGTTGGGCCGGTCAAGCCGTGGTCAGCCAGCGCAGCGGTTGCAATCGCACATGTGAGCGTGGGGCGCGTTCGCCTGACGCTCGTGCATGAAGTCGCGCAGTGCCTTGACCTTCTCGCGCGCTTCGACCTTCCACGAGGGGTCAGTGCGGTAGAGCATGTCGATGATGTCGCGCAGCTCGGTCACGGCGTACAGCGTTTCGTTGTCGGTCAGCATGGGCTCTCCTGTGGGTGTGGCATGGGACGGGCGATGCGCTCACCCGTCAGAGCGTGCTACCGAGCGTTGACCACGGTCACAGCGGGCTTGCGGACCTTGGGGGGAATCGCCTCGACTTCCGCATGGGCGCCGGTATCGGTGTCACTGTCGCTGGTGTCCGCGCTGCTCTCGTCGCGGTACGGATTGACACGCTCGGCCCAGGACTCGGCCGAGGTCTTGGCAGCCAGCAGGGCCTTGAGGACAGCGGCCGGCGCCTTGGCCGCAATGGCCTGGTCATACGCCTTGCGCGCCTTGCTGCGGATGGGGAGAACGGTGTTGCCGTAGGTCTCAGCGTCCATGTGGGTGCTCCTGTGTGCCCGGGATTGGGCTGGGACCAGGCTCCGGCCTGGTCAGCGGGCTAGCGGGGGATGGACAGGCAGACCAGCCAACGGCAGACGCGCACGATGATGCCGCGGCCCTTACGGTCCAGGGTGAACACGGGGATGTAGCGGCGAATGTGAGCGTAAGGGGTGTGGGTCAGGTGCAGGGTCACGAGCTTCATGGGCAAGCCTCCGAGGGGCGACCGACGGGTCGCCGACGCCGCGACCAGCTGCAGACTCGGTGCCAACCGAAATTCCCGAGCAATAATCAATTCTCGGACTCTCAGTGTGCGTAAATCATAAACACCGAATTAAATATGAGATTGATACTAATTGTGTGCGTAAATTCACTTGCAGTGTGCGTAATTCATTTCGACATTAGCGTAACTTATTACGCACACTCTGAGTGTGTTCGACGGGCATCGAACTGTAACAGGTCAGGGCTCGGGCCCGTTACAGCCAAGGTCCCGTAATCATTGAGAGAGTAACAGGTGTAACAGGTGCGACCCCTGTTTAAAGTCGCTAGGATTTTCCAAGCACAGGACTGACCTTTACACCTGTTACACCTGTTACACCTGTTACTATCCCAATGATAACAAGGGCTTAGACGTAACAGGTGGCGTAACACGTGTAACACGTCTAGCCTAATACCTGAGCCCATTAATCAATTCGGAATGGGGTTGCTGGCCACCTGAGGGCTCGGGGAACACCCACCCCCCATGCGCAGGAACGTGCGAAGAGGGGTGGGACCCCCCGAAGTGAATTTTGAAATATGGGGTGTGGGTGTACTATGCGCAAAATGTTCCGAGTAGAAGTTCTATCCCACATAGGACCACATGCCTCGACGCAAACTTCCCGCTCCCGCTACGCCTGACTCCACCGAGTTGATGCGGTCCCGGCTCGAACAGGAATTCAATACTGCTATCGAGCTGTATGGGGACCCCAGACTCAAGCTGCTGGACCTGGCCGACAAGGCCGAGCGAGAGGAGGACATCGCTACAGCCGCTAGATGCCTCAGTGAGGTGGCCCAGTATGTGGCTCCCAAGCTGCGTGCTATGGAGGTACAGGCCAACGTCACGTCAACGCAGGTGGTCTTCAACATCGACCTCTCTGCCGACGAGGAGGAGACCACCGTAGATGCCGAACCCATCAAGCGAGATTAGGTACCGTGCTACGCGGACTCTGGCTCGGTTTCATAAGTCTGATGCTTTTGTACGCTGTTGCATTGGGCCTTACGGCTCTGGGAAGTCTTCTGCTTGCTCAGTGGAGGCGTTCGCGAGGGCCCAGAAGCAAGCTCCAGGTCCTGACGGGGTCCGCCGAACCCGTGGCGTCATCATCCGAAACACCTACCGAGAGCTTGAGGATACTACCCGGCGGACGTTCGAAGACTGGATACCCCGAGGGTTGGAGGCCAAATGGCACGAAGCCTCCAACTCGGTGACCATCCGGTTCAACGATGTGGAGATGGAGATTCTCTTCCGTGCTCTCGACCGGCCGCAGGATGTCGGGAAGCTGCTCTCACTCGAAATCACCTGGGCGTGGATAAATGAAGCGAAGGAGATTGCGAAGGGTATTCTTGATGTACTTACTGGCCGTGTTGGTCGTTACCCTGGTCCACTACTTGGGGGATGTACCTGGTCAGGCATCTGGATGGATACTAACCCTCCTGATGTTGACCATTGGATTTACAACTGCTTTATCGAGAAGGCCGAGGAGCACTCCACCTGGCAACTCTTCCGGCAACCGGGCGGCCGAGGGCCAGACGCGGAGAACATAGAGAACCTACCGCTTAATTATTATGAGCGGATGATTGTGGGGAAGACCCCGGAGTGGATTCGCATCCACGTCGACGGGGAGTTCGGGTACGTCTCCGATGGGAAGCCAGTCATCCCAGAGTTCATCGAGAGCGTTCATGTTGACCGCAATCTTCGTTGGTATCCTACTAAGTCTAACGTTGTTCTTTACGGCCTCGACTTTGGCCTCACTCCGGCAGCCGCTATTGGACAGGAGGACTCCGATGGTCAAATTCAGATTCTCGACGAAATCGTTACAGAAGACATGGGAGCTGTGCGTTTTGCCGAGGCCCTACGACGTAAGCTCAATTCCGCCCCTTTTGCTGGTCATAAGTCCCGAGGGACGGGAGACCCAGCTGGAATGCAGCGTTCTCAAGTTGACGAGCGAACGCCATTTGATGTGCTGTCTGCCTCCGGAATCCATGCAGACCCTGCGTACACTAATGACTTCCTCCTCCGACGAGAGGCAATCGCCTCCGCCCTTACACGACTTACCATGCGAGGACGGCCAGCTCTTGTCGTTCATCCAAACGCCAAGACCCTAGTCAAAGCCCTCACAGGCGGGTATTGTTTCAAGCGGGTACAGGTCACCGGGGAAGAACGGTTCCAGGACCAACCCGTAAAGAATAAGTTCTCGCACGTGGCCGAGGCTCTTGGCTACCTGATGGTCGGAGAAGGACGTGCGGAGGAAGTGCTGGGCGCCAAGCGTATGGTTGAGCCTCCGAAAGTGAAACGTTCCTTCTCCTCAGTCCACAACTACAGAGGTCATGACGATGAATGGTAAGGACATTCTGGCCCGATTCGAGTCGCTGTTCTCTCTCCGGAAAGGCTCGATTGAAGGGACCTGGAATGAGATTGAGCAGTACATCTCTCCCATGCGCTCCGGCGGGTTCTACAACCCCCTCACCTCGGAAAATGAAGTACGCTCTCGGAGACCTGAAATCTGGGACCTGACAGCGATTAAGGGACTCTCGATTCTGACTGCCAGCATGCAGTCGTCCCTCATCTCACCGGCCATCCGCTGGTTCAACTTCGTCTTCAAGGACCCCAAGCTGGACATCGACAAGGATGCTCGGGCCTGGCTGGACGAGTGCACCGACATCCTCTACGACTCTCTGCAGGACTCCGCTTTCAACCTGGAGATGGCCTCTTGCTTCATGGACCTGGGGGCGTACGGGAACAGCTGCCTCACCCTGGAGACGGAGTCGGAGCTGGAGTGGATGGGGGCGGACTGGACCTCGGTTCCGTTGCGTGACGTCTATTTCGAGATGGACTACCGGGGGAAGCCGAAGACCTTCTACAAGTTCCTCCAGTGGACCCCGGTACAGATTGTCTCCCGCGGGGAGAACGACAAGGAGTGGCGGGATTCCATCCCCGAGTACATCAAGACTCGCGCGGGAAGCGCCGAAGCGTCAGGGCAGAAGATTGACCTCATCTACTGCGTCTACCGGCGGCTGAAGCCAGACGGCAAGCCCATCAAGGAGCCTGGCGACCAAACGACTCTGCCACCAGAGCTGCGTCCCTGGGGCTGCAAGTACGTGCTCCGGGGAACGTCCGGGGAGTCGGAGAAGAAGGGATGGGAAGGCGGGGAGCTAGGGAAGGAAGGCGGCTACTACCGTATGCCGGCCATGATTGCCCGCTGGGAGAAGCTCGCCGGGAGCCAGTGGGGTCTGGGCCCAGGCAACGTAGCTCTCCCGACCGTCAAGTACCTGAATGCATGGATGGAGACGGAGAAGCTGGCAGCAGAGAAGGCAGTCGACCCCCCAATCCTTGCTACCGAGCGGGGCCTCATCAGCCCTCCAGACCTGACTCCTGGGGGAATGAACGTCGTCCGAACGATGGATGACATGAAAGCGTTTGAGAACAAGGCCAACTTCCAGGCAGCGTACGGCTCCATTACTGAACTCAGGCAGATGGTGAACGAAGTCTTCAAGGTGGAGGACCTGAAGCTCAAGGAATCCCCCGCGATGACTGCGATGGAAGTGCAAGTCCGGTACGAAATGATGACCCGGGTCCTTGGACCGCCTGCCGTTCGGATTCAGAATGACCTTCTTTCTCCGGCCATCAAGAACCTCTTCCATATGATGGCGAGGTACAACCAGTTTAAGCCACCCCCGCGACAGGTGCTGGAGAACCCCCTGGGGTACGACATCGAGTACCAGGGACCGCTGATGAAGGCACAACGCGCACAGGAGGTCGCTCAAATGGAGCGCTGGGCGGGCATCGCCATGAATCTGGTGAAGGTCTTCCCAGAAGTCACTTACGTCTTCGACGCGGTGAAGTTCATGAAGGAGGCAGCAGACCGCTTGAGTGTCCCGGTGACTGTGCTGGCCGATGACCGGACCATCGAGGCGAAGGAGAAGCAGGCGGAAGCGGACAAGAACCTGCAGCGGGCCCAGGTGGCCAGCGAGGTGCAGAAGAATCACGCGGACGCAGCATCCACTGCGATGGAGGCGCAGGGGCTCGCCACTGGAGCCCAACAGCTTGAGTCATGAACCACAGACAGGATGTCATCAGGGAAACGCGGAAGAAGTTCTATCAGCGTGTCAGACTGGCTCACGAAGTATTAAATACGCCTGGCGGGAAGCAGCTTCTGGAGGAGCTGCGCTTCACCGCGTTCAATCCGCCAGGTGGTGGAATCTATGTTCCGGACTCCGACCAGACTCAGTTCAACCTGGGCGTGTTGTTCGTCTATGATATGTTGGAACGCATTCAACGTGGTCTGACGGAGGAGGATTCGAATGGCGGATGAAGTCCCGGAGTGGGCATCTGGTCTGCCCGATGAACTGAAGGCGTCACCGTCCATCCTGAAGTTCCAGGACCCGGCGGCGCTGGCCAAGTCGTACGTGGAGCTGGAGAAGACCCTGGGGAATTCTATTCGTCCTCCCGGTCCCGATGCTCCTCCGGAGGCGAGGACGGAGTTCTTCACCAAGCTCAAGGAGAAGGTTCCGGAGCTGGTCAACAGCAAGGACGAAAATGCTCTACTCGGTGCTCTTGGGGCCCCAGCGAAGCCAGAGGAGTATTCTCCGCCTACTGAGCTGGGTGAGCTTCCTTCTGAGCTGGTCAAGGGATGGCAGGAGCAGGCAGCGGAACTCAAGCTCACCAAGAAGCAGGCTGCTGCCGCGCTGAAGAAGCAATTCGAGCTGTACGCCAATCAGAATACCCTGGTAGAAAAGGCCAGGACAGAATTGAAGACAGAGTGGGGTGCGGCACTGGAGGAGCGCACCAGGCTCGCGGCAGCGGCAGCAGAGAAGATGGGGTTCCCGTCCAGTGCCTTGGAAGTCATCAAGTCTGGACGGGGCTCCGCTGCCGAGATGCGAGCTTTCTACAATACGGCCAAGGCCCTCGGTCTGGACCGACCAGGAAACAACATCGCAGCCTCTGGCTCCAACACCGGAACACCTGCCCTGACCCCCCTGGAGATTCGGACCCGGATGGCGGAAATCCAGAAGAATCCCGCGTACTTCAAGGCGTCGGTGGACACCGTCCTGCATTCCCATCTGAAGCAGGAGATGCTCAAACTGGCGGGCATGCTTCCTGAAGACTAGTTGACACTGCACCCGTCGTCCGATAGCGTCATGACTCAGGGTGAAGCTGGGAGATAATCAATATGACCTCCCAGCTTCATCCAGTCCATAAGTCGTAGGGCCTGCGTTGGGCAGACAACCCAAAGACGGACTCACAACCCGTTTCTTGGAGTTCCGCACGTATGGCAACTACGATTTCAAATGCACATATCCGGACGTACGAAAGCAACGTCCGGTTCCTCGCTCAGCAGCTGATTGCTCGCCTCCGTCCGTTCGTGATGGAAGTCAATCGGCAGTCTGAGAACCACAACTGGGACCGCCTCTCGGCTGGTACCGCTGCGCAGAAGACGACTGCTGCTCAGGCAACTCCGAACAACCAGGGTGGAGCGTGGACCCGGCGTATGAGCACGGTCACCACGTGGAACACCGGTGACTCGGTCGAGCCTGAGGACATCGTTCAGATGCTCATCGACCCGAACAGCTCTATCGCCTACAGCCAGGCTGCGGCGATGAAGCGCACCATCGACTCGCTGCTCATCGCGGCTGCGACGGGCAACGCGGTGGACGGGACCGGCGGCACCATCGCCTTCCCGGCGGGGCAGACCATCGGCACTGGTGCTGAGAAGTTCAGCTTCGACGTCGTGACTGCGGTGACCGAGAAGTTCCTGAACAACAACATCGACCCGACTGTGCGGAAGTGCGCGGCCATCGGGCCGACGCAGATGAGGAAGCTCCTCCAGCTGACGGAGGCGACCTCGGACGACTACGTGAACGCCAAGGCACTGGCGAACACGGGGTACGTCGAGAACTGGATGGGGTACGACTGGGTCGTGTCCACCCTGCTCACCAAGCCCACTCCAGGGACCGACATCCGGTGCCTCTTCTTCACGCAGCGGGCCTTGGGTCTGCACGTGGCGAAGGACATCTGGACGCGCGTGGCGGAGGACCCCTCCATCAGCTTCGCGTGGCGTATCTACTCCGCTCTCACCATGGGTGCGATGCGGGTTGAGGACGAGCAAATCGTCCAGTGCTACCTCGCGGATAGCCTCTAGTCCGCACTGGGGACCGGCCTGCTTACCTCCTCCAGCGGCCGGTCCCCAGGTTTTTTTATGGAGAATTAAATATGCGCCTCTGGCAACTTCCGGGCGACAACATCACCTCCGACAACGTGGACTACTCCACGGCCACACCAGCCTCTGGCCTCACGGTGAACGAGAACCAGTACCTGATGGCGGTGGGAGACAACGTCCTGAAGTATCGCCAGGACGAAATCCTCGACACCATCGAATGGCTCAAGAATGAAGCCTCCGCCCAGATGGAGACCGCTGCATTTCCTCGCCCTGCCTACGGGGCAAACGGAGGAGCTACCCTCTTCCGCACCTCGCTCATCGCAACCTCGTTCGGGCAGAAGTACACGTTCACGCTCGTCACCGACACCGACCTCACCTCGAACCCCATCACCGACGAGAACTCGGTCTACTGGGGGTACTCGGTC